ACATGTGACAAGAAGACTGAGGAATTAAAGAAGGTGCTTAACAACAAGGGTATCTATCTTTCTTGGTGGAACTTCTGGGCAATGATTATAATGGCAATTACCAGTGTAGGCTATGCCATATATGCTGCATTCAACAGATGCCTATGGGATGTGTTATGGGAGAGACTGTGGTTTCCATTATTAGTGTTATTGTTCTTTGTTTGTTCAATAGGCTTAATGGTCTGGCTCAATCTCAGAGAATATAGAATCCCCAAATACTAAAGCCTCTATCTGCAAACTCTGAGATTGCAAACTGCAAAATCAGGAGTCAAGGAACGCCAAAACAATAACTAGCACGCCAAAAACACGCCAATTTAGAACATAAAAGAAATCCAAACTACTGATAATCAGCGGTTTGGATTTTCTTTTGGTCGGGATTACTGGAGAGGTTACTTCTGGTTCACTCCTGTAAAAAGGGGTAAAGCGAAGTGACATTTGATGTGTTTTGGCTGCTGGTTTGTCCGAAATTCGTCCTTCATCCATATGCGGTAAGTGATTGATATACTATGAAATATTTCAGTCGTGACTGAAAAATACTTTAATTATTATTGAATGTTTTTATTATCCAGCTGTGCCTTCAAGAGTGAAATTTGCTCATCTTTGGCATCGAGCAACTGCTTTTGCAGCTGGAGTAGTTCACGAAGATGTGAAATCTCAGTTGGTGATGAAACCTTTTGTTCTTCATCACCACTGAAATCTATATCTACAAAGTAACTTACAGGGCGATCGAAGTACCTGCAGAATTTCTCAATGGTAGCAAGCGACGGATTCATGTTCGCACTCGCACCATAATAGCTGTTGACTGTAGTGTCGGTCTTGTCACCGAAAAGATCTGCAGCAACTTTGCTTCGGCCTACCCTTTTTACGTCCGCTTCAAATCTGTCTTTTCTCCACATAACTAGTCTTGCATTGAATTGACCATCGACACCAGCTGCGACATTACCTTGTCACGCTGCTGATAATTAATCACAATCTCCCTGCATAACTGCAGCAATCCCGCGTTCTTATCCTCAGAACTTAGGCTATCAAATTTAAGAGCCTTGATGTCGAAGAACGTTCTGATGTCAACATCCAGCTTGATGGCTATCATTTCTAAGTCACCAGCCTGAATCTTATTATTGTTGATACAGCGGTGAAGATTTGCCTCGCTCATGCCTATTTCAGAGGCAAGTTTCTTGATTCCTCCCTCATGTTTATCGGCCAATTCCCTGATGATACTTATATCCATGACTGTATTGTTTTGAAGTTAACAACTATTAAAATTTAAAGTTATCGGCTAAATTATTTGCAAGTGACTAAATTATTTTATAGTTTTGCAGTCTAAAATTAACAATTTTATTTCATATCCACAAAAGATTATGAACAATTCGACTAAAAAAAAATTTAGAGAGTATTACATGGCGCTGCCCAAACAGGAACGTGCTGCGCTGCGTGACAAGTTCCTCGAGGTGTCGGGCATCAGCTATCCTGCATGGTATGGCAAACTGAACGGCTCACCGTTCACGAAGCTGGAGCTGGCCGCACTGAGTGAGATAACCGGTATAGAGATTGTGAACTGAGCTTTCTGCGGCCCGCTCCGTGCCAATAGTGAGATTTCATATAAGTTGTGTGATAATGATTTGGGTGCGGGCAGCTTTAGATACCTAGCGGCTGTTGTGGAAACTGGCCAGGGGAGGTCGGCGGAAACGGTAACGTAACGCACGGATTAAAAGCCTAGGACGGCCTCCTTTTTTTTTGAAATTCACCAATTAAATATAATGATTATGATTAGAGTTATTTTTGAATTTAACGAAGATATTCTTGACGCTGAGAACTTATTGAAAGGTGCGAGAGGAAACCATGATGTCAATAGTACACAACTCCTTGCTGGCCTCATAGGGGCTACGCTCCTTAAAATGGAAGTAGAAAAAGGTAAGAACGAATTTTTAGTGACTGAAGAGAAGTTAGATGAAAAATCTAAAAGTATTTATTCAAATATTCTCCCGGGAGTGTGCACCTTAGCTGCTTACTCAGAGACAGATAAACCATGACCAGATAGCAGAAGCTGACGTGACATTAGTCCATGGAGAGAGGGTGGCTAAAGCTGTAAAGCTTCGCTGCCTGGAGTAAGGGCCTCACACACCCTCTCTCCTTTTTTTAGAAACAACGAAACTATTTAAACAATGAAAACAAAAGAACTGGAAGCGGCATTGCCGGAGTGGCTGCAGCTGGACAATGTGATGTTGGGCAGAGGTGGCGTCGTGACGCGCGCGCTGGCACATTCAGCCCGCGATGAGCGCGACCGCTGCATGTCGGTAATATTCGATAGTAAGGGAAGAGCCTACACGCGTATGTTCGTGGTAGTGGAGGACGTTCCCAGCGAAATTCTTTCGCACAACCCGGGCGACGGCCGCAAGGTGGTGTACGTGAACGGATTCAAATACGTGCGCGACGAATCGATGGACTTAGACGTTTCGTGATATGTACGTAGACAAGGACAGCTTCGGCAAATACTGCCTGATGGGGATGACACGCGAGGAACTTGAAGGACTCGTCAGGATGATCAAGGGTGCATCCTTGCCTGAGCGTCGTATGTTCCACAGAATTCTGAGGGAGGTAGGTGAAGTATGAAGTACGTGGTTACTGGAGTGAACAGGCTGACCGGCGAACGCGAGGCCATCTCGTCGCCTCATTCGGAATGGAAGGCGCACGATCTAATGACGAAGTACAGGGGATGGCAACTGAAAGCCGGGAAGAAGAGTGCATATACCAGACTGAAGGTGTTGCCAGCCTGCACGGAAGGAGAACTTAAATTTTCAACAAACGCCTGATTAATTATGAAGACTACAAGTGTTGCCATCGTGAATGGCATCGGTCTCCAGGTGGTGGTTGAGAACGAACTGAATAAAGCATTGGCCATGACGTTCGAGAAATACGATGCAGAGCGCCGCCAGCTGACAATACAGGGCTTTGAATGATGGTTCAAAACGAAAAAATATGAGGGAAAAGAAAAGAAATAGCAGGCGACTGCAATTGACTATCCCAGCCATTAAAAGGCTGCGGGAGGTTTCAGAACGTGGCGATCTCGCCGGAGGTTTGATTGAAAGTGCAGAGCACTTCGGTGCCGGCAGCGCCTGCATGAGGATAGTGCTGAGAAACAAACCTTGGATATTAACCATAGAAGTCAGAAGGAAATGAAGAAGGTAAAAGACTTGAAGGTTGGTGACAAGGTTTATTGCTATTGCTGCCACCTGTCTCCAGACGCGGGCTTCGTCGTCAAGAGCATCAAGAAACAGAAGACGCTGGCCATCGTCACCATCGACTGGGACGTATTCGACAAACACAAGGACGTGATTTGTTACGGTCATGTGTCGGGAGAGCTACTTGTTTACAATGGCGCTGGGTTTGACACCAATATCCCTCTTGTATGCGACTAGAAACGTATAGAGGAGAAAACGAAGGCTTGGGATGCAGATGAAGGTCAAAGGGAAATAGGAAGAGTTGTGAAATCGCTTGTAGCGGTCTTGAAGAGATACGCAATCTAATTGCATCAATAAAATAGTACAACTATGAAAGTATATATCAGCGGAAAACAGGCGAGAAGGAGGAACACCGATGAATGCGAGAGAATTCTACGAAAAAGTGAAGACAATGAGAAAATGGCAGAAGAATTACTTTTCTACCCATTCACGGCAAGCGCTCGAAGAATCGAAGAAACTGGAGCAGATTATAGACGCCGAAATCGAGAGAGTAGAAAAGCTCATGTGGGACAGAAGCAACCCCGGATTATTCAACAAGCAGGAAAACTATGAGTAAAAAACCATTCAGATCCGTAGGCGAACGCTTCGAACTCGCAGGCCTTATCTATGAAGTGGAGGAAACCGATATCGGGTGCGGTGGCTGCTGTTTTTTCTATAAAGAAGAATGCGAATGTACCTTGTCAACCAACGAGCACGACGTGGTTGGCTACTGTGGCAGCGTGCTTCGGCAAGACGACAAGAACGTCATCTTCAAGTACATCGGCGAGGTTAACGATAAAACATAAATACAGAAATGGAAAAGGAATCAAGAAAATTCGAATTAGAAATCACGGGATACGACAACGGTATCACGGTGATCTGCAGGAACAAAGACAAGAACCGGCTGGAGTGCAAGGAGGTTGCCACTGAAGGCAACGAGGCAAAGCTCATAGGCGATGTGATATGGGGAGAGGTGGGTCCAATGATTGAATTATGCTGGACAGGAGCCTCAGTTTCCATAGAGATAAAAGGAACGAAATAAGTCTCAAGACATCCGCCCACGGATATCTATCTTTGCGGTGCTAAAAATCAAACTATATGATTAAGGAATCTATCATCGACCGATTGCTCGGACTGGACATCGTAGACGTGGTGTCAGAATACGTGACACTGAAGAAAACGGGTGCCAACTACAAGGCGTGCTGCCCCTTCCATACGGAGAAGACGCCATCGTTCGTGGTGAGTCCTGCGAAGAACCTTTGCCACTGCTTCGGATGCGGCAAAGGCGGAAACCCCATCAGTTTCATCATGGAGGCGGAGAAGTGCGACTTTCCGCAGGCCTGCAAGATACTGGGCGACCGCTACCACATCCAGGTGGAAGAGGAACGCCGGGAGCAAACTCCCGAGGAAAGGGAGCTGGAGATGAAACGCGAAAGCGGTTTCATCATCTTCGACCACGTGCAGAAATACTTTGTGGCCAACCTCTTCAAGGACACACCCGAGGCGAAGGCTGCGCTCAGCTACGCAAAAAAGCGCTGGGGGATAGAGACCGTCAAGGAGATGGGTATGGGCTATGCCGACAGCGAATGGCAGGGCATCATAGAGTTTGCCAAGAAAGAAGGACTGAGCATCCCGCTGATGAAGGAGATGCGCCTGATCAGCACCAGCGAGCGGGGCAACGACTTCGGATTCTACCATGAAAGGCTGATGATACCCGTGCGCGACCGCTTCGGCCGCATAGTGAGCTATACCGCACGCACGCTCGACGAACACAAGGAAAAAGGACAGAAATACCTGAACGGCGCCGAGTCGTTCATCTTCAACAAGGGCGAGCTGCTGTTCGGACTGGATGCAGCCCAGAAGGAAGGTGCCAAGCAGGAACTGTTCTACTTTGTGGAAGGCGGCCCCGACGTGGTGAAGATGCAGTCGATAGGAGTAGCCAACACAGTGGCACCGCTGGGAACCTCGCTCACCAAGCAGCACCTGCAGCTGCTGAAACGCTTCCGCGCCACGCTCTGCTTCATCCCCGATGCCGACGCTGCCGGCATAGCAGGTGTGCAGAAAAACGGCAAACTGGCCATGGAATGCGGTTTCCGCGTAGTGGTGAAAGAAATACCACCTGCCGAAGACGGCAAGAAACAGGATGCCGACAGCTACTTCCAGAACCGCAACCAGGTGGAAGAACTGAAAAACGAAGACTTCGTGATATGGCTGGCACGCCATATCTACGACGAAAGTCAGACCGACACCGCCAAGAGTGACCGCATCCGGGAGATATGCGACACGCTGATACTGGAGACTGACCAATACACACAAGACGGACTGCTGGACGCGCTGGCCGAGAAGTACGGCCACAAGTCGCTGTGGAAGAATGCAGTGAACGATGCCAAGCGGCGCAGGAACGAGGCACGGGCCCGACAGACATCAAAGAAGACAGGCATCGACCTGCGCAAGTACGGATTCTATGAGGAACACAACTGCTACTGGTGCAACGACGACGGCGAGAAGCAATGGTCGAACTTCAAGATGCGCCCGCTCTATCACATCATGGGCGTGGACGACTCGAAGCGACTCTACACGATAACCAACGTGGACGGCGTGAACCGCACGCTGGAACTGACCGCCGAGGAACTGGTGTCGCTGCCCAAGTTCATGATCAAGGTGGAGAGTGCCGGCAATTTCCTTTGGCTGGCCAACATCGAAGAACTGAAGAAACTCAAGAAATACCTCTACGACACCACCGAGACTGCCGTCAAGGTGCGCCAGTACGGATGGCAGAAGAAAGGCTTCTGGGCATTCGGCAACGGCTGCATCTACGACAACGAATGGTTCCCGGCCGACCACATGGGTATCGTGCACATGCACGACAAGGAGAAGCAGATGGACAACTACTATCTGCAGGGCGCAAGCGATATCTATGCCGACGACACAAGCTACTTTGGATTCGAACGACAGTTCATCATGCCCGAGGGGCATTCGTCGATCAACCTGCACGACTTTGCCAGGATCATGGCCGAAGTGTTCGGCAACAATGCCAAGATAGCCGTCTGCTATCTGCTGGCTTCGCTCTTCCGCGACGTGATAACCGGCTACACAACCAATTTCCCGCTGCTCAACCTGTTCGGCCCGAAAGGTTCGGGTAAGTCCGAACTCGGCATCACCCTGATGCGCTTCTTCACCGTGGGCGACCGCCCGCTCAACCTGCGCAACACCACGGCTCCCTCGCTCTCGCAGGCACTGGCCATGAGTGCCAACGGCATGGTGCACCTCGACGAGTACAAGAACACGCTCGACATGCGCATCATCGAGATTATCAAGGGAGCCTACGACGGTGTGGGACGTGCGCGAATGGACATGGACCGAGGCAAGCAGATAGAAAAGACGCCGGTTGACTGCGGCGTGATAGTGAGCGGCCAGGAAATGCCGACGCTCGATATAGCCATGTTCTCGCGAATGATATACCTCACCCACGACACCACCGTTCACGACCGCGTGGCCAAGGACAAGTTCAACCATCTGGCCGACATCCGCAAGATGGGACTCCAGCACCTGACGATGCAGATACTCTCGCACCGGAAGATGTTCGAGTCGAGTTTCTACGAGACCTACAACGAGGTAACCAACGAGGTTTACGATATCATCGACGGCGAACAGGTGGAAGACCGCCTTTGGCGCAACTGGGTGATGCTGCTGGCAGCCTACAAGGTGCTGTACGTGCAGCTGGCACTGCCATGGAGCTACGAGGAAATGAAAGAGCTGGTGGTGGAAGGCATCAAGCGCCAGAATGCCGAGATTATCAGCAACAACGAGCTGGGCAACCTGTGGAACGCCATGACCTACCTTTTCGAGGAAGGCATGATATTTGCCGACGGTGACTTCAAGGTGAAGTACGTCAAGTCGCTGAAGACCGACAAGACCGAACGCGAATACAAGACCCGCCACCCCATACTCATGCTTCGCCTGAACCATTTCATCGGACAGTATAAGCGGATGGCCCGGCAGCAGGGCGACAGCGTGATGAGCAAAGACTCCATCCGCTACTACCTCACCACCAGCGGTGCCTACATGGGCATGAAGGCCTCGGAGCGCTGGAAGGTATACCAGGACGGCCACCCCGTGATGACACAACCGTCATCGCCCGACGTCAAGCCCGTAGAGGTGTGCAAGTTCGACCGCTGCATGTGCTTCGACTACGAGATGCTGCACGATAAGTTCGACCTGAACCTCGAGTCGGTATCAGCCGACATGGCCGACGAGAAAGAGCGTGAGCAGCAGAACCGGGAGGATGCGGAAATGAGAAGGAGAAGAGAACCCGACATGTTTGCCGGACAGGAAGACAACGACGAGCCATTTTGATTAATCCCATATAGTTTGATAGATTGGATGGAATTCCCGGTGCGTGAGCATCGGGTTTCTTTTTACCTTATAGTCTTATGCGCACGCACGCGCATAGGGTGTTTTGCACACATATGCACACACATGCACACAAATTCGTAACAAACACATAATCAACACGATACAAAAAGCACACACTCCGAAAATTTTGCACACATTTTGCACACAACTGCACACAAACTGCACACAGACGAGCGGTTTGCACACAAAAATACCCTTTTGCACACACTTTTTCCTATTTGCACACAAAGAAAAATAAGCATAACGTATTCATTTTCAATAAGATAAACTTTTGTGTGCAGTTGTGTGCAGTTTTGTGCGCCCGATTTGCCCTCGTATGCGCGTGAAAATTAAGCAGGTTTGAACATGCTTAATCTTTAGCAGGCAATGAGACCCTCATTGACAGTCAACGAGGCTCTTATTGTTAATCAACGAGGCTCTTATTGTTAATCAACGAGGCTCTTATTGTTACCTAATGAGGCCCTTATTGTTAGGTGATGGCGGAAAAACTCAATCGTAATTGAAGAAACATTCAAATAAAATTGTATCTTTGTGGGCGAATACACCGCAAAACAAAGAATATGGCAGAAGAAAGATGGGTGATATGGATGCCGTGCAAGGGGTATGTGAAACGGTGGCTGCTGGCCAACTTCAATAAGCCGGACCACCGATGGCCCGAGATAGTGAACCTCAGGGCCGACAAAGTGCTGCAGAACTCGTTCTACAACCATCTGCGCCGCAACTACTCGCCTCGTGGAGAGCAGCGCGACCTGGGCACACGCTATCCCGAACAGGTGGCCATCGAATACACCAAGACCGCCTTCGACCGCTACGGCTGGTCGCTCACCGACCGGGAGCTCATCGAGTTCAACAACGAGCTGGAGGCCCGTGTGCGCCTGCTCATGCGCAACTACGTCATGGCGCTGCGCTCCATGGGCGTGCCCGTGGGCAAGTGCATCCAGAGCTTCCGCCAGATGACCGGCATCACCGAATGGGACTGGAGCGACGACAGCATCCGCCGCGACCTGGTGCGCCACATCCCGAAGGGCATAGACCGCGATTTCCGTGAAATTCTGTTAAAAGTGAGGCAAAACTTCTGCGCCCAAATGACAAACTTGGGACAGCTTACACGGCAGGGTTATCTCAACTATGTAAATGAAGAGTGAAGAGTGAAGAATCTCTGAACTCTCAACCATCAACTCTCAACCATCAAACATCAACCATCAAACATCAACCATCAACCCAATATGAAAGAGCTCTCCTTCGACTTCGACAACTTCGGCGGCACGCTCCACCTGTATGCCGTTCCTGCCGACTCGTTCCGCAGGATCGTGAAAAACTACGCCGACGGTACTGCCACCGCCCAGTTCCGCAACCGCCAGGACATCATATCCATCGAGATGTTTGCCGACGACACCTTCCAGTTCTCTGAAACGAAGGACGTGGCCGATGGCGGCGTGTTCTACGACGTGGCCATCTCCGGCATCATCCCCAAGTGGTGCGGGGCCAACGACAGCCTCATAGAGGAACTGGAGCGAGGCCAGTGGCTGGTGGTGACTAAGGACAACAACGGCACGGTGCGCCTGGCAGGCTCGACGGACAACCTGCTGCGCTTCAACACCGTGAAGGATACCGGCACCGCGCGCCCCGAACGCAACGGCATCGCCTTTACGTTCTCCGGCAAGCAGCCCGACGCTGCACCAGCCGTCGATGCCACGGATATATTTAATTAGCATGCTCCTACCGCAGTAGTCCGACCAAGGCCCTGAGAGATGCCGCGACTGCGAGGCCGCCACCGACCATAAAATCGGTGTGCGGCCTTCTCTTTACGGGCCGAAACAGTCGCTTTTCGGGGCTTCTGTGGCCCTGCAGCCGTCCGTGAGCTGCGCTTTTATTAATATGTATCTTTGCCTGTGAAATCGTAAAATCGTAAAATAAATCTATGAAAGAAATTCGCATTGAAGGCGAGATTGGCAGCTGGACCCGCTACGACGTGCTCCACCAGCTGCGCCAGGCCAAGGGTCAGCCCGTCACCATAAAGATTGCCTCCTACGGTGGCGATATCGGTGCGGCAGTGGCCATCTCGCACGCCATCCAGGAACATGGCGACGTGACCGTCGTCCACGATTCGCTCAATGCCTCTGCAGCCACCTGGCTGCCGTTCGGTGCCAAGCAGATTCGCATGCACGAAGACTGCATGCTCTACGTACATTGCTCTTCCATGGAGGTGTTCATGTGGCAGCAGATGAATGCAGAGCAGCTGAAGGAACTCGGGCTCGACATCGAGTCGGACGTGCGCTCGCTCGAAGCCATGGACCGCATGATTGCCAACAAGTATGCCAAGCACAGCGGCGGCAAGTACACCCCCGAGCAGATGCTCGACCTGATGCAGAAGCACCCCTGGCTCACCGCCCAGGAGTGTCTCCAGTATGGCTTCATCGACGAGATTATCTCGGAGCCGAGCGGCAAGAAGGTCACCAACTCCATGGCAAAGCAGTTCCGCAACTGCGCCATTCCCATGCCCGAGGGCGTGGAGGTGGAGAAGACGCTGCTGCAGCGCATCGCCGAGCGCCTGGGCATCACCCAGGGGGACGCCCCACAGACAAAAGACTCTTTTTCTTTTTCAAGCGACATGAATAAAAAGTTTATCACCGTCAATGCCCTTCTCAAAGTGGAAGGCATTGAACAGTCGGCCGACGGCAAGCTCGTGCTGACTGCAGAACAGTTTCAGATCATCGAGGACGCACTGGCTGAGAGTCAGGGCAAAATCGAGAATCTGGGCAAAGTGGAAGCGGCGCTCGCTGCTTCGAAGGCATCACAGAAGGCAGCCGAAGACAGCCTGCAGGCCGCTTCTGACACTCTCGACACCCTGAGCGACGACATCAAGCAGATTGAGGGCATCGACCAGAAGGTGGCTAAGATCAAGGAGATGTTCGACAAGATTCCTGCCGTGCAGACACCGGCTCCGGCAAAGCCCGCCACCGACCAGTTTGCCGACATCCGCAAGGACCCCGTCAACTTCTACGAGGAAGACTAAACCATCAACCATCAACCCAAGCAATATGGCATTCAACTACAATGATCCCATCGACATCACCGCCGTCAACACTGCGGTGAAGCAGCACGGCAAGACCCTCGACGCCATCCCGCGTCTGGGTGCCGACGCTATCCTGAAGCACATGACCCCGCTCCAGGGCATCACGGACTCGTACACCTTCACCAAGGCTGTACTGAAGACCGTTTCCAGTAAGTACACCGGTGAGTTCAAGGGCCTCAAGAACATCGGTAAGTTCGTGCCCCGCACCCTCACGGTATATCCCATCGTGATGGAAGTGCTCGACGAGCCCGAGCGCTATCGTCGCAGCTATGTGACCGAGGTGCGCGGCGCCATCGAGATTGCCAAGCATCCGTTCGAGATGTGGCTGGTGCAGGAAATCCTGAAGCAGGCTTCCAACGACCTGCTCGGCGCCCTGGCAACAGCCAAGTACAGTGCCGCCGACGGCGACACCGCCATCACCGACGCCTTCGACTCCATCCCCGCCATCGTGGAGGCAGAGAAGACCGCCAACAACATCTCAGTGGCCAACGGCAACATGATTGCCACCGCTACCTTCACGCGCGCCAACATCGGCGACGAGCTGCTGAAGATGTGGCGTTCGCGCAACGACCTCTTCCGCCGCATGAAGTCGAAGCTCTTCATCAGCGACACCCTAGGCGACCTCTACGATGACTGGTTTGCCGACGAGCACCCAGGCGTGCACGACGTAGGCAAAACAGCCGACGAGACCGGCCAGCAGTTCCTCTACGGTTCCCATGGCAACTGTGAGATTGTTCGCGTTCCCAACCTCCCCGAAGGCAGCCAGTTCGTGATGCTGACCGTGCAGGAGAACCTCTTCTATGGTTTCGACAAGATGAGCGACATGCGCACCATCAAGGCCGTGCCCCACGACTACAAGTTCAAGGCACTGGGCAAGTATGTGTTCGGCACACAGCTGGCCTACATCGGCCCGGAACTCTTCGTGGTGAACGACAAGCCCGTGACACCGGAATCATCCGACGACAGCGAAGAGGAGACCTACACCTACACGGAGGTTACTCCAGTCGGTACCGAGAACCCAAGTACCGAGGGCTGGTATGTGAAGAACCAGAGTGATGAGTACGAACTCACCACCGACACGACCGTACAGCAGGGTACCACCTACTACGTGCGTTCCTGATCATGAACCCTTAAAGACATACGACTATGCCAAATACTTCATGCGTAACACTCGCCGACATTGACCTTGGTCTGTCATGCGCAGACCAGGACAACATGGGTGGCATCGTGCCACAGATCATCTACGGCTATTGTGACGATGTGGCCACATGGCCCGAGAAACCTGCACCGGCAGCCAGCGCCACCACCATGACGCTCGAGGCAGCTGGCGGACTCGTGGGCGACCTCGTGATGGCCCAGGGCGCACGCGCCTACAAGTTCGACTTCACCGACGACACCGGCTCGTTCCAGATTGCCATGCAGGGCGAGAAGGGCGGTGAGTCGTTCGTCGAGACGCTGACCATCGTTGCCCAGAAGATTCGCAAGATTCTCCTTGGCTTCATGAACGCCACGAAGGGCCGCAAGATCTTCATCATCGTGAAGGACAACAACGGCCAGTACTACCTGATGGGCGACAAGGACCATGGCGCACAGCTTGCTGGCGACAGCGAGGGAGCCGTGACCGGTGCTGCCTATACGGAGCGCAACCACGTAGGACTGACGTTCACCTACAACACCCCGCGGGCCTACACCTACGAGGGCGACGTGGAGAACATCCTGAAGGGTGGCGCCTAATCCCCGACATTCTGTTTGCTCGTGTATAGATGCCCGTCGAGAGTCCAGTGCCCCGGCGGGCATCGCTTTTTGTCCCGAAAAAGCGACAATAAAAGCGATAACTTTGCAGCACTTAACCAAACATAGTTAATTATGAAATTTTCAGAAGTAATCCAAGTCCTTCAGCATGGAGGCAGCGCATGGCGACAGTCATGGGAAGGCGACAAGGAAGTTGTTATGCAAATTCCACAGTGCGTTTCAAAAGAGGTGGTGCCGAAAATGACTTCTTTGCCATCCATTGTCAAACCGAAGATAAATACCGTCGGCAATGGAGAAATCTCTTATCACGACCAGGTAATCATCATCACGTTTGTTGACGACGAGAAAACACCTGCATCTGCGACCTATTACGTGCCAACATGGGAGGATATCTTCGCTGAGGACTGGACAATTAAAGAACTTGTCGACGGATACAAAGAAAGAATGAAATTTGAGTTCTACGAGTTGGTAGACAGAATGCAGAAACTGGATAAATTCTTCAATACCGGATTATTCAAAAAACTCCCGTTGGAAAAACAGCTGGCAATGAAGAATCAGATGGAAGCAATGATCAGTTATCGCGATGCATTAGGCGAAAGATGCGATTTGGAAGGAATAAAACTCTAAACTCTAAACTGAAAATGAAACTGACCGACAGTTATTTCGAAGCCCGCCGCGAAGCCATCAAGTGGCTAAACGTAGCACCCGGAAAGCGCAACTACACACAGGGCGTGCTCATTCTGCAGAAGAGTGGCTACAAGCCGCAGGTGGCCGCCCTGCTCGCACGCCAGGGCGAAAAAGGATGGACGCGCGAGAAACTGATGTACTGCATGCGCGAGATGCTGCAGGTATACTACACCCCCGACGACCCACGCTTCAACGACGAAGACGTGGACGTGCTCAACGAGCAGGCCGGAGAGAGCAACATCCGCGAGCACCAGGTCGACGTGAAGGACGTGGAGCAGCAGGGACCTTCCTTCCATAAGTGGCCCGAACCCATCCAGCGGCTCATGAGCCACTACGCGGCTACGTTCCGCGAGCGAGAGAAAGCCAACCGCGAACGCGCTGCCCTGCCCGACACAAACGACGAGAAGGTCATCGCCATGCGCAAGCAGCTGTCGGAGACCATGGAGCAGGCCACCGGGCGACTGGAGAAGTTCTGGGCGCTGCGCAAGCGCTACGACGAGCAGAACATTGAGCCTACCGACGAAGATATAAAGGCCATCATCGACGGCGACACTGACACCGACGAAGGCGACAGCGACGCCGACAACGGCAGCGACACCGAAGACCTCACCCAGATGGACACCGAGACGCTGCGCATACGCCGCAAGAGCCTCGTGACCACACGCACGCGAAAGGAAAACATGCTGCGCTACCAGACCTCCGCCCGCCAGCGCCGCGAGAACCCCATGCCCCCCTGCCCCAAGCGCGTCCGGCTGGAGCAGCAGATAGAGAAGCTCACCGAGCGCATCTCCAAGTATGACTACGAACTGGCACGCCGCGCATGACCAACAAGCGACTCAAGCTCACACAGCTCACCCACGACCAGGTGCAGGCGCGCATCATCGACCCCGAAGGCAACCAGCTGCCCCAGCATCTGGAGCAGCAGTTCCGTCGGGTGATGACCGCAGCAAGGCTCATCGACGACGACCCCGACGAAGACCACCTGGTGAGCATGATCTGCGAGAAGTACAACTGCACAGCCCACACCGCCCACCGCGACATAGAGCTGGCCCGACAGGTGTATAAGACGTGCCACTCCTTCGACTGGGACTTCTGGCACATCTGGCAGATACGCGACCAGCTGGAGCTTATCCGGCAATGCAAGGAAAAGAAGAACCTGAAGGAGTGGAACAACGCCAAGAAAACACTCCTCAAGATGATCGGCGAAAAGCCCGAGGCACTGGCCGACCCCAACCGCATGGCCAAGAACCAGTTCTTCATACAGGTGAACATCGGCGGCAAGACCGAATACAAGCCCATCGAAGAGGTGCACGAGCTGCGCCAGGACGAAGTGAAAGAAATCATCGACATCATGCAGCAGCCTATCACCGAAGAGCAGGCTGCCGAAATCATGGACTCCTGAAGAAGTGAAGAGTGAAGAGTGAAGAATCTTTCAATAAATTGAAGAATTTCTCAATAAAAAGTGAAAATATTGCAACAAAGTGAACAATGTGGCTAATAACAACTCAAAAATTCTGAATTCTGAATTCCAAATCGCCGCAGGCGATAACTCTAAATTCTCAACTCTAAACTCTAAACTCTCAACTCAAAAATGCAAATCCCCGTCCACGTGAACGCCGCCCAGTGGCAATTCATTATGCTGCCGGCCCGGCAGAAATACTGCATCTGGAGCCGCGGCACCGGCAAGTCGTTCATCGTGGGCTACGAGGTCGACGAGAACGTGCGCCTGATGCCCCGTGGAGTCACCACGCTGGCACAGGCCACCATCGGCCAGGCACTCACCAAGACGCTGCCCTCCACCTTCAACTACCTCGACCGGCTGGGCTACCGCCCCTACGACCCGAAGACGCACCAGGGCGACTACGTGGTCTGCCGAACGCCACCGCCCGGATGGTACACCCCCTACGAGCACATCATGCAGTACGACCACGTCATATCATTCTCCAATGGGCACATATTATATATACTCACGCAGGAGGGCAGCAGCCGAGGACCCAACGCCGACTTCAACATCACCGACGAGGCACTGACCATCGACAAGGTGAAGTTCGACCAAGAGGTGGCACCCACCAACCGAGGCAATGAGCACATCTTCGGCCGTCGCTCCAAGCACCCTCTAAAGAAACACCACGGCAACCTGTTCGTTTCCTCCATGCCCTACACACTCAGCCAGCAGTGGCTCACGGAGCCGGCCGAATACTACGAGCGCGAGCGCGGCATCCATCTCTTCGCCCGGTGGAACCAGCTCGTAGATGTGCAGATGCAGCTCATCGAAGCCAAGATACAGGGCGACACCCACGCCTTCCGCGAACTCTGGAACGAGTGCATCCGCCGCCGCCGCGAGATAACGCCCTTCGTCAGCCAGGACGGCACGCTCTTCCTGCTCGGATCCGTGTTCGACAACATCGACAACCTGGGCATGCAGTACATCGTCAACCAGTACAACATCATGGACCGCCTCTCGTTCATGGTCGAAATCCTGAACCGCAAGGCCGACACCGTGGACAATGCCTACTACCGGCTCGAAGACCGCCACCTCTACTACAACGCCTACAACGACTCCTATCTGCGCGACATCGGCGAGAACACCGGCTACAACTGGCAGGCACTGCGCGAGGCCACCGACTGCCGCTCGGATGCCGACTGCGACCTGCGCCGGCCGCTGGAACTCTCGGCCGACTGGGGCAGTGCCGCCTCGTTCCTGCTCGTGCACCAGGAACGCCCCTTCGACTTCCACAGCAGACTCTTCACCCAGCGGCCCGTCCACAACTGCATCAACGAGTTCTTCGTCCGCCGCAACGACAAGTCGGAAGACACCGAGGTGAACACCATCGCCGACAAGTTCTGCGACTACTACCGTGCCCACCTGACAAAAGAGGTCACCTACTACCGCGACCGCTATGGCGACATCCGCACCGCCAATGCCAAGAAGACCTACAACGAGATGTTCATCGACCGGCTGACGCGCCGCGGATGGAAGGTGCAGCAGCGGGTGCATGCGGGTGTGGAGCCGCCCCAGCACGACAAGTTCCTGCTGTGGCAGTACATACTGGCCGAGCAGGACGAGCGCTTCCCCATCGTCCGCATCAATGCCACGCGCTGCCCCAAGCTCATCATCTCGATGCAGAACACCGGCGTCACCGAAGACAGCCGCGGACGCTTCGCCAAGGACAAAAGCTCAGAGCGCCGCAAGAGCGTCGCCCCCGAAGAGGCAACCCACTTCGGCGATGCCTTCGACAAGTGCATCTGGACAAAGTATAGCGACCGGCTGAAGATACTGAGCCAAAGTTTTGTTTCTGCAAGGGTCTGAGAGTAATCTCACCAATATTGTAGATACAGCTCCGCTAAATCTTGGCCAACCGCAAGAAAATCGGGGGCGCGCGCCTTGCCCTAAAAATTTGGTTCTGGTAAGTGTCATTGTATATAATTTATTACGCCAAACCCGAGCCAGCGCGCGCCCCCAAAATAGGACTACTCCTTCTTTCAGTATATATGTAAATCCTGTGAAGGCTGAGCCGCGACGGTCCGGCCTTCTTGTATGCGCAGGTCTGAATTTCCGTATACAAGTCTGAATTTACACGTGTAGGACTGAGTTTTCATCATTAGCTTGGATTAGTTAAATTATAAACCTCAATTGAGGTCGCACAAAAAGCCGTCGCCTTCTGACGAAATCTGAAAAAGCATCAATAAACGTTAAACCTTCCGAGAAATCAGGCATTTACGCCCGAAAAACCATTTTTCACCCCCGCTTTCTCGCTCTGCAGCACGACGCGCCCTATCCAGTCGCTCGCCCTTTGAGTCGCTTTTGAAGGATATATGACACTTTTTAACATTTGGGACAACAGCTCACGGCTCGCCCAGCGCGCCCACTATCAGACTCACCTGATCCGGAGTGAAGGTGCGCTGCCGCGGCGAGTAGTCCTCGGCCTGGAGCTGCTGCATCAGTGTGGGGTGTACGGCCATCCACTGCTTCAGTTTCTGCCAGGCAGCGTGCGGGCCAATGTTCGGGGAATAGAGTTGGGCGAGTTCGGTGCGCCCGTAGGCTCGGTTGACGAATACTTTCATGGTTGTTATTAATGATATAGTTTGAGTTGCAAAGGTAATGAAAAACAACGAAACGTAAATCCGGTGAACTTACGATAACGGACTATAACCTTCGCCATAGCGGTATGATATGTTAAAGAAAAGCAGTTTTCTTTACCTATTGCGTGTGACGTGTTAAAATATTTGCTATCTTTGCAGCGCATTAAACCCCAAAAGTATGAAAAAGCTTGTTATATTTATGGTATTGGCGTGCTCAGCTATCAGCATGAGCGCACAGGATGGTATGTATGGCGGCAACACCCAAAAGAAGGAGAAAGAAAAGAAGGCTCACATCTGGGGAACGCGGAAGCTTAAGATTGAGACGGATAAGCAGAAGGAGGATGGGGAGAGGTATATCAGTACGTCGATAGCGGTATATGCTCATTCAAGAAAGTTTCTCGATGAAAAATACGAAGCTTTCTATCTCGCGAGGTTCACGTCAAAAGACATGAGCGAAGATGATGCCCTGTACCTGCTATCGTTTCACATGAGTACAAACACGAGGTTGAACATGGATGAAAATTCACGCCTGATAGTGAAGTTGTCGGATGGTGAAGTGTTGACTTTCTTCTTGTCTGGAGAAGTGGGCTTCTTCGACAACAAAGCTAACGTATATGGAAGTTCAACATGGTATAATAGCCGACCTTCCTACAAGATTAAGTCCAGTGATGTCAAGAAGATGATTGAGGGGGACGTAACAAAACTAAGAATGGAAACAAATCTGGGATACATAGATTTTGACAAGGAGAAATACAGTAAGTGGTTATTCTCAGATGTTCTGAAGCAATGCTATGATCTGATCCAGGAGAAAGCTCAAAAGAGCAACGATCTTTACGAAGGTTTTTGATAAAAGCCCGAAAATCAATCTGAATATGAAAATATTGATGGAAAAGATAGTTTGCCCATATTGTGGCAAGGCTATGAAAGTCGACGTCCCGGAACCGGAGGAATCTATGACTTATGAAGTTGATGTGAAGTGTGGCAATTGCAAAAATAAGGTAATAATACCCATTCTTTCCAAATTTAAAGCCAAGCCTTTTTAACTTGCAGGTTTCAGGAATTCTAACGAAAATAGTCTTTATTTAAACAATTACAGGAAAATTATCCCAAAATTACTTGCAGGTTTCGGGATTTTGTTTTATCTTTGCCCTCGCTTACAAAACGATGGTAGTCCATCCGTCAGGGCGCACGTCAGACGCTCAGCTTATTTGGCCGGGCATTTTTTATGCCATCAGAGTAGTTACTCGTAACATACCTCTACGGCTGCCTTCTCGTAAAACTGAATTGCCCTCGGGTGAGTCATCGTTTTGTAAGCAACGGGGAGTGCAGCCGTTTCTCTGTCTCTGCGCCAGTGCGGTTCGCTGGCATGCTTACAAAACGATGCAATATGCAACAGACAATTCAACTCGGGCAGGTTCAGCCCTCAGTGCTTTCCAAGGCTGGGAGAACTGTAAAGAACAGGAGAGAGGAACTTAGTCACAACTTAGTCACCTGGCTGGCGACCAAGAACGAGTGGTTCTCTGCCTTCACGGGCGAGGAAGTGACGAACAAGCACGTGGCACTGGCCCACCTGTACATGGTGGCACTCGTGGGTGTGCTGTTGTTGACCGGATGGCTGGAAGGAGGTGCCGTATGATTGCAATTCACGATCTCTGGCAGTACGGGACATCTGGAAAAAAGGTGGAAGAACTTGCGTCCTTCCTGAAAGAGAATGTAAATAATACTTATGTCGATGGTCTTGAGGAACTGGAAAAAATGAAAGGGTCTATTCGTAAGAAAGTGAAGGATCTCGAGGAAAAGTATCCGAAGACACAACCACTCCACTTTTCTGTGGAATATAACGAAAAAACGGGTGGCGGATCGTTTTTCTTCAAAAGGCCCAATGATTCTGTCTCGACTCTCCGCCTATGTCTTACAGTAGTGAGAAAATATAAGGAAGGAGGTGCGCTATGAAAATGAAGTTCTGCCATTACCACTACGAGAAAGCAACGCATCCTAAATTCTATGGCAAGGCTTGTGAACTCCTTGCAAAAGCAAAGAACTGCGCTTTTACAAGTCAGAACGAGGTAGATATCTTCGCGCACATAGTCAAGGAAGCTCTTGAAAAAAACAGGCCGGAAGGTCACCCATCTCGAGTGGAGCATACCAAGAGCTCCAATGGAGGGCATATTGTCATCCGGAGCGGTAAACTTGACGATGACATTGCCCGCCTTTTTTACGCCGATATATCATGCTTTCTGGAGTATGACCCGGAAGCGAAAGATTTCTTTGATGTCAGCGAACGATACGAGATAGGAGGTAGACTATGGAGAAAGTGACTGTAACCAACAAAGAGGTAGTCGAGGTGAAGATAGGCAGATACAGCCTGACGCTCGACAAAGAGAAGCTCGACTCGCTGTCGGGTTTCTGCGAGGGCGACCTTGCAGAGCTGGGCTATATACGCGAGATGATGGACATGCTGCTCGACATGTGCATGGGCTATGTGCCCGAAGATACCGATTGCCTCAGGTGTTTGAAGTATCTGAAGTGTATCCGCGCCGACTATGAGTTCCTGCAGAAACTGGGAGTGACTGTGGACCGCAACTGAAGACCAAACCATCAGATATTTTTTTTATTCACTGCTTTCGCCCGCCGCAGCCCGTGAGGGGTCGCGCCGGGCTTTTTCGTGTCCCACGCGTTTGCGCGCCCGTGCGTTATATTTGCAGTGTAAAAACAATAATCGGCCCATGGGCTCAAACTCACACGATATGACCGCAAACCAAAAAGAGTGGATACAGTATTCCACGGCCGTGCTGATGTTAGTCAGCAGCGTGGTGCTGTCCTTCCTCTCGTTCTTCCTCAACAACTACGACATAGCCGACGGTGTGCTCTGGTACGTCGCCCAGGCACTCACCTACACCGGGTCCATCTTCGGCGTGAGCATCTACTTCAAGACCAAGCTGGGCGAGGCCGAGAACCGCTTCCGCCAGTACGTAGAGCAACACAAGGAGGGCGTCCGATGAAGCTCAGGGATGTGTGGTTCTTCATCTGCGGTATGCTGTCAGCGATATTCATCGGGATGGTGGCCGATGGTCTGCCTGCTCCACACGGCGCCGGTGGAGCTGACACTGTCCTTCAGTGGCGTCTGCGCTATCTCCCTGCCCCAGCTGAGACCATCCGCGTGGTGGAACCGGGCGAGGTGGACACGCAGTACGTGGTCCGCGAATACTACACCCAGAAGGTCTATCGCGACACCATCGTGGAGAACGACACCGTGCAGCTCGTGGTGTGCGACACCGTGTTCCGCAATGCCATGGGTGAGCGCCAGGTCAGTCTGAAGGTGAACCCCGAAGTGTTCCGCAAGCACCATGCCTTAGGGCTGATGGGCGCCCTGGGCCGCCACCAGACGGAACTGCTGGGCACGTACAGGAAGGACCACTGGACGGTGGCCGCTGGATGGGACTTCGAGGCGAATGGTCCCGTGGTGGGCGTTGGATATGCGCTGAAGGAGTGGTAAATCGTGAAATTGTGAAATCGTAAAATTGTAAAATCAGATAGTGTCAACAATCAACAACATGTCGGCCAAGATGTTCGCGCCCGAGTGCAACAACATCTATGTGACAGCCACGGCAGACGTGTCTGTGCGTGTGCAGATAGTGACCTCCGACAACGCGACTCGCTACGACCAGACATCCATCTATACGCCCGTTGATGGTCGTGTGGAAATGGGGGAGCTGGGCGACCTGGTGAACAAGTGCATCCTGCTCGTCGATGACATGCAGCGGCTGACGGGTGTCGCTGTTCGGAGCAACTACGCCACGCTCATCGTCAGCATCGAGGCCGAGAGTCTGAGCACCAGCGCCACGGTGTTCTACTGCACGGCGGGCAATGCCAGCGCCCCCGGGCAGTTCCAGCTCTTCCCCACGCAGAACCGTCGGCGCACAGTCTTCCCCAGTCAGGTGAACTGCCAGGTGTGGGTGCCACGGCTCGCCGGAGGCAGCGTCACCTTGACCGTCAACGGCACCTACGTCGCTTCCGGCACACAGGCCACCAAGAGCCACTCGCAGACCATCACCGCCGCGCAACATCCCGACTGCTATCTGCTCTACGACTGCTCGCCATCGGCCATCGCAACACTGCTCGCGCTGCCCGCGGGGGCCGTGCTCTGGGAATACGAGATACTGATGGCAGTCTCAGGGACGGTCTATGATGCCGTGCAGTTCCGCGTGGACCGCCGCCACTGGCCACAGCTCACGGAGATGGTGTTCCTCAATGTGTTCGGACTACCCGAGGCGGTGATGCTGCGCGGACGCGAGGAAGAGACGCACGAGCTGAGCGCCGAGTTCGGCTACAGCGGATGGAAGATGGTGAGGATGGACGACGACGTGACGCGCGACCTGACCGTGAACACCGGCTGGCTCACCAAGGCCGAGCGCCGCCAGTATGGCGAACTATACCGCTCACCACTCACGGGCCGTCAGGAGCAGCTGGGGCTGCGCCGCATCGTCGTGCGCGAGATTGAGGTGGCCTACCTCACGCCCACCAACGAACCGGCATCCTTCGACCTGACCTACCGCTATGCCGACCGCCGACAGGAATGGATGGCCGACCTCGACGCCAATACCGCCGGACACAACATCTTCGACCATACCTTCACCATAGCCTTCGACTGATAATCGTCAAATTGTAAAATCGTTAAATCGTCAAATCGAAATGACCTTAGAATATTTAGAGATACAAGAAATGGCAAAAGAAGAACGACAGCCAATGACGGCCACGCAGATGCTCGACGAACTCGACGTGCGCACCACGCCCGACGGACGGAAGCGCATCTTCTCGATGAAGTTCTGCACCAAGGAGGGCAAGCTGCACTATTTCCCGCAGGTGTACATCACGGGCGTGAACAACATGGACATGAAGCGTGCACGCTACCGCGGCGTGCAGCCCTGCTGCACCCAGGGCAACCCCGAAGGCCACCTGTTCCCGGTGAAGATCACCAACATACTGGAGCTCGACGGACACCCGATAGACTGGGGAAATGGATACAAAGAAGACCCACCCCAGCCCTCCCTGTGAGGGAGGGAGCGTTATGCATTGTGCAAATCGTACAAATAAATACAAATCGTGAAATAAATCTATGGAGATTATCTATAACAAAGAAGGCACACCGCTACTGATTCAGAGCAGCAGCATGTTCGCGTCCACCATAGCCGACCGCGCTTCCATGGACGAACGCCGAAGGGTGCTCTTCCCCTACGACGACAACCACCGCGACTACACCTACGTCGACGGCAAGCGCGTCGTGTCGTGGGGCATCGACAACCAGTTCCCCATCCATGCCATACGCACCGTGCGCGACACCACCGTGCTCAACACCGGACTGAAGTTCCTCTGGCGACTCACGCTCGGTCAGGGTATCTTCCCCTGCACCGTCAGCGGATACGACGACGACGGCAACGAGGTGCTGCAGCCCGTCGACGATCCGGGCGTGAAGCGCTTCATCTCGTCGCGCATGGTGCGCCGCTACATGGAGAAAGTGCTGCGCGACTACCTGAAGGTGGGCAACGGTGCCTGCCAGTTCGTACCCAACCAGAGCGGGCAGCTCGTGGGCATCAATCCGCTCAACTGTCTGCAGTACCGCTACACCGAGCCCGACGACCAGGGCATGCAGCACTGCGTCGTGGCCGGATCATGGGAACTCGCCCCCTCGACCGACTACTGGATGCTGCCGCTTCTGCCCGACTACGACCCCGACACCGTGGCCCAGCTGATGAAGTTCACGGGCAAGGGCAAGTATGGCTTCGTCTACTCCGTCCGCGATGCTTGGAGCAACGAGGATGTATATGGCGAACCCATCTGGTGGGCAGCGTGGGTGCTGGGATGGATAGAGATAGCCCACATGATACCGAAGTTCCTGAAGAAGGCCTACGAGAATCAGACAACGTGGAAGTGGCACGTGCAGATTCCCTACTCCTACTGGGAAAAGAAGTTCCCGCCCGCCGACTTCAAGACCACAGCCGACCGCCAGAAGGCCATCAACGCCTATATGGACTCCGTGGAGCGCAACCTGCTGGGAGCCGAGAACGCCGAGAACCCCATCTTCACCAACTATGCCGTCAACGAATACAACGGACGCATCGAAGAGGAATGGAAGATCACGCCGCTCTCCAACAAGTACAACGCCGGACAGGAGAACCTGGTCACATCCTCGGCGGCCAACTCCGAAATTCTCTTCTCGCTCATGGTGAACCCCAACGTGATGGGCTCGCAGATGCCCGGCGGCGTCTATGCCGGCAATCAGGGCGGAAGCAACATCCGCGAGGCCTTCCTCGTGAACATTGCCAACGCATGGATAGACCGTCAGAACATCCTCGACCCCATCGAGCTCTATCTGAAGATGAACTTCAAGAAAGACGTGGAACTCCGCTTCCGCAACACCATCCTGACCACCCTCGACACCGGCGCCGGAACCACCCACCGCCTAAGTTAAGGTTATCGTTATCGTCATCGTTATCGTTAAAGAATATGTTATTTTCAAAAGAAAAATGGAACAACGGCAAGGAGATCAGCGCCTATGTGCCCGCATCGGCCTCGCTGAGCTTTGCCAAGGTGGAATCCTCGCTGCAGAGTGCCGAAGACCTGTTTCTCGCGCCGCTCCTGGGCACCGCGATGATAGCAAGAACGGAGGCCGTCTATGCCAAGTCTGAATCAGCACGCACAGCCGAAGAGCGACAGTTGCTCCGGCTGGCACAGCGCGCCGAGGCCAACATGGCCTTCTTCCATGATTTCGACGCGCTCCAGCTGCGCATCACCGACCAGGGATTCCAGCGCCAGGGCTCCGACGACTGGCAGCAGGCCTACAAGTATCAGGAAGACCGCCTGCGCGAAGGATTCCGCACCAAGGGTTTCAATGCCATCGACGCGCTGCTCGACTATCTGGACGCCAACAGCCAGACGTTTACCGAATACGCCGATGCCCCTGCCTGCAAGGAGCGTCAGAAGGCCATCGTGAAGAGCACCAACGAGGTGCAGCGGTGGGTGAATATCGGTCACTCCAGACTGGTGTTCCTGCGCTTTGCAGCCGAGTTCTCCACGGTGGAAGAGACGGTGCTGCAGGCCACCATGGGCGCCGCCTTCTACCAGCAGCTGCAGAAATGGCTCAACGGCGACGAGGAATATCCCGAGGACTACGACCTGACGCTGGAGGAACTGCGCCGACAGTGCGGGCGGCTGGTGGTGACGGCAACCGCCGTTCGTCTGATCAAGAAGACCGGCACGCTGACCGACCGCGGTCTCTACTTCGAGAACGTGCAGGCAGCAGCCGGAGAGAACCACACCCGCACCGCCGCCACCGACACCCAGATAGGCGACCGCCTGGCCATCTACGAGAGAGACCTGCAGGCAGCCGAGACCAACCTGCGCAATGTAATCAAGACATGCTATCCCGACTTCAGCGACGGCGCCGATGGCCACATCGTCCGCGACAACGACCACCGCGCCGCCTTCTTCGCCATGTAAGTTAAGGTTATCGTTATCGTCATCGCTATGAAACGCATCACCATAGAATACCGCCGCTTCTGGCACACCGTCCGCCGCCAGCTCTTCTCACCCGAGCAGTGGGAAGAACTCACGGCCCGCCAGTTCCTCGCCGCCGTCCGCCTCTGGAGCGGCACAATCACACAGAACGACTTCCTGCGCCAGGTGTTCGGCTTCAGCCGTCGCGAGCTCAGCCGTATGGACGACTACCAGCGCTGGGTGCTGCTCCACGCCACCGACTGGATGCAGAACCTGCGTCGGCCCCACAGCAGCTTCTTCCTGGAGCGCATCCCCGGCAGCAGCCTCCAAGCCCCCGGCACGCGCCTGAAGGGATGCTCCCTGCAGCAGTTTATGACCGTCGACACCTTCTTCTCGCAGTACACCACGGCCATGTCCACCCTTCAGCTGCGCCCCGGCGAAGTGAAGAGCACCCAAGGCGTGCACGAGAACGCCCGGAAATACATGGACCTCTTCATAGCCGCACTCTACAAACGGCCAGGCGAAACCTACAGCGTAGAGGAACACCGCATCACCGTCGGCCAGGGAGAACCCCATCTGGTCAGTCTCGACGATCATTTGGCTGACGTCAACAAAATGACCCCCGAGCAGAAGCAGGCCGTCGTGTTGAACTACGTGCTCATCCGCTCATGGCTCAGCAAGTCGTTCCCCCACCTGTTCCCCGAACCCGAGGACGCCGACGAGCGCCCGTCGAACAGTCCGCGTCAACCCAAGCCGGTGAACTGGCTCGCCGTCTTCGACTCGTTCGTGGGCGACAACGTGGCGCTGATGGAACACTATAAGGCCATGGCCGCCACCGATGCCTTCCGCGTGATGAACCGGCGGATCCGTGAGTCAAAGAAGCGCGCAGCCGAAAAAGCCGCCCGCCACAGCTCCCGCCGTTAAGTATGGTGCGACCGCGTCGCACCCAATAAACTCCTAAACTCCTAAACTCCCCAAATGGTACTACAGGAATTAAGCAACTACATCGAAGACCTCTGCCGCCGGCATATCAAGATAAAGCACGGCAGCAAAGAATGTCACTTCGTGAACCTGAACGACGACAAGAAGCAGACCGCGCTGGCACAGGAACTCCACTACCCCGCCGTCTATTTCTCCACGTCGGGCTACCGGCTGCAGGGCACCGACACAGCCATGAAGCGCATGCACACCTGCCGACTGGAGGTGTGGTACCACGTCACCGACACCTGTGACCACGCCCAGATAGAGCAGCGGCTGTCACAGGCCAACGACATACTTTGTGATATCTTAGCGCAGATGATCCACGACAAGCGCCAGCGGGCAGTCCCCGTCCTGAAGGGCATCAGTCTCGACGGCGTGCAGGTCTTCGACATCGAGAACCGGGACAACGCCCTCTACGGCTGCTATGCAGACATCCCCGTCCCCACCGCGCTCTGCATCGCCGACCGCCTGCAGAACTTCGCCGACGCAGGCCAGTTCGATGCCACCTTCACCCCATCATTCGATTAAATCCAAAACTTAAATAAAAATGACAAACGAAGAAATCATAGCTGCCGGACAGCAAATATACGATGAAACAGAAGTGGCCGCCAACACCTCCGAGCGTGTAGGCGGCGTCATCAAGGGCATCGGCCAGAACCTGGCAGAAAAAGATACTGCCATAGCAGCCGAGGCAGCCCGCAACGGCTACTACCAGTGCACCGTCAGCGGCACCACGCTGGCCGTCTCTGCCCCAGGCTTCACCCTGCCCGCCCATGGAGGCAACATCCGCATCAAGATGAGTGCCCCCGCCACCGGTGCCTCGACGCTGAATATCAACAGCACAGGCCCCAAGCAGCTGCTCTACAACGGTGCGGCCCTCTCTTCCGCCAACACCTGGGAGAAAGACGAAATCATCTCCGTGTTCTATGATGGCACTCGCTTTATGGCAAGCAATGCACAAGGCGGAGACGGTGATGGGGGAAAGAAAAAACTTATACCAATAGATAATTATTTCATAAATACAAGTGGTACATCCGTACCAAGTCCTACATATAACCAAAATTATAATTACGTTAAATATCCCGTCAATGAGGGGGATATTGTCTATATAAGTGCGCAAGGTTCTAATACTGAAAATGCAAGAATATGGGCTATTGCCGACAATAACGGAGTGTTTATTGATAAAGCAGAAATAGGAGGTGTCGAAGAAGATGTCCTGCTGATAATGCCAGCAAATGCGAAATGGATTATCCTCAACAATAGAAAGGCTTCATATCCTAACCAGCAATGGTATTACGCAAAGGTGGGTAGTGCTGGAGCGGATGCCATGCTTGCGAGGAGAGCGCAACATGTTTCGTATAATAATTCACAAAGCGGTATTGCTGCAACCAACGTTCAAGATGGTATTGATGAGTTATCTCAAAACAGTGCTCGTGAGATTAAATGTACATGGTATCAAGGTACGATTAAAGGGTTGGATGGTTCGGATAAAGCTGCAATAACTCGCCTTAGGAGTGAATACATCGGAGTTAAAAAAGGAAACATCATTATGGTCACACCTAACGGGCAGAACGTCGCAATTTATCTCTACAATACCGATAAGACATCTGCGTTAGGTGCGTATGCAAAGGGGCTTATAAACACGGATTACACATATACTTGCCCACAAGATGGTTATGTAAGATTTGTTGCAGCAAAGGCAGATACCAGCGAAACTATGATACCTTCGGAACTATTGGCAGATATTACCATATGTCCTCCCGTCTATATGCCGTGTCTTGTTAATAATAAGGTATTGACATCAACTGACTTTACGCAAGGTGCTATTAAAGGGGCGGATGGTTCGGATAATGCTGCAACAACTCGCCTTAGAAGTGAATATTATCCCATTCGCAAGGGGGATATTATCAATGTCGAATATAATAGTCAGAAAGTTCGCATTGTCACATATAATGTTGACAAGACACTTTTATATGACAGCCTTTGGTACGATAAAAGAAATTATATCGTGACCCAAGATGGATTTGTTAGGTTCTCCTTGCGTAAGGAAGATGATTCTGAAACATTCCTTCCGTCTGAACTCACTGCATCCATATCACTACCAATAAGGAATGATATTATTGATTTAAACGACGGGGATAACCTAATTCCGACAATTAAAAGGCAACCCCGTCTCAACAATACAACGCAAGGGAATGTACTCACATTCTTACATTTCACGGATATTCATCTTGGTAGGAATTTTGAGTTGGCAAGGCTGATTAAATTCAAGAATCGGTATAATACATGGATTGATGATATTCTCAATACGGGTGACTTGCAAGATAGGGGGTTCGAAAGCGGAATATCTTGGTTTAATCAAGTAGATGGCCATGAAAATATACTTAATGTTATCGGGAACCATGACGCATACAAGTCACCAGCGACTAACTGGAAATATGAAACATCAATCAATGTCTATAATAGATTCATTGCGCCTTATGTGAGTAATTGGGGAGTCACCCAGCCAAGTGGTGCACCATCAAGTGGTCTAAATTATTGGTACAAGGATTATTCATCCTATAATATCCGACTCATCGCTATTGATTGCGTGTATTGGAATGCAACTCAGAATACATGGTTGCAGAACACGCTTAATAGTGTTCCCAGCGGATGGTCAGTTATCTGCGCAAGTCATTTCAAGCCATCCATGACATTCATTGATTGTAATATGACCGATTTGATATTGCAGCCGTCAACGATGGCTGGCACATTGGATGCCGAAGCAACTGATACCGTTCAGAATTTCATTGATAATGGTGGTAAGTTCATCTGCTGGATATGTGGGCATGAACATAAGGATTATGTAGGTACTGTATTAACTCACTCAGACCAACTTGTCATAGGATGTGCGACTGCATCAATGGGAAGTAATAGGACGATATATTGCGTAATGGATAGGGTGGACGGAATGAAGTCGCAAGATTTGTTCAACATCATCGGATTCGACACCTATAACAAGCATATCCGCATTCTTCGTGTAGGTGCTGACTTTGACATTTTCATGCGTAGTAAGAAGACACTGTGTATCAATTACGAGACACATGATATTATAGCACAATCGTAAATTATGGACAGGATATTAACGCTAATGATTTGTAGATAAAGAAAAAGCCGAAGCAGTTGCTCCGGCTTTTATTTTAGATAAAGTTTACTTCTGCCAAGTCTTTCGCAAAGTTGTGAATGGACTCCTGCATTTTTTCCTTTGTCTTAGCGGAAGGTATGCGGCGGCCAGTCACATAGTGACTCAGCTGCCCCTGGTTGATACCGGTGATACGTGAGAGGCCTGCCAGAGAGAACGCCTTCGAGAAGTAGGAAAGAAACGACGCCATGTCGTATTCGTACTCAAATTCCACTTCTACAAATTCCTTTCCTTCTTCTGCGTAGTAGTTCTTCATGTCCTCGTAGCCGTTCTTGAAGCACTGGATGGCTTCCTCGGCCGTCTTTCCTGTTCCCGTGACGAGATAATCCAAGTCGTCGGCATCCATATAGACACTATAGTTGCCGTCGCCAGCTCGTTCGATGATTGCTTTCACTTTTCTTAATGCCATGGTTTTGAGTAATAATGTTAATGCTTGATGATGTTAGAATGTTCCTAAGGGTCAAATGTTTTATTGCGATTTTTTGAAGGCGGCGGGCTATTTAATTCCCGCTGCCTTTAAGATTGATTTTAGCGTTCCTTTTGCCACCTCTTCACTTCCATGATTGCTCATCTGAAATAGTTTGCCTGTTTTGGGGCTGCACCAGAGCGGGTGGCCTGCTTGTTGCCTTCCTGTATCGTAGCAACCTGCCTTTCTTACGATTCTTTCTAATTCATGATACTTCATATTATTTGTTTAACGAATTTGTTCCTTAACACGATGCAAAGATACGAAAATTAATATCAACCGCCAAACAATTCAGCCGAAAAGATATTGATATTAATATCATTTAACAAGTAAAACGGAAAATCCGTGTGTCCCAACCGAAACAGGGAAACGGCTTTATCTTTGCGGCATGAACATACTTCTGAAGAGAATCTACAACTGCCCGACGTACTGCATCGGGCACGTCTACGTCGAGGGCAAATACGTCTGCGACACCATCGAGGACACCGACCGCGGACTGGACCAGCAGTGGCCACTGCAGCGGATAGCTGCCAAGAAAGTGAAGTCGAAGACCGCCATCCCCACCGGAACCTACCGGGTGACGCTGAACGTGGTGTCGCCCAAGTTCTCGCAGGTGGCCTACTACAAACGGTTCTGCAACGGCCGAGTGCCCCGGCTGCTGCAGGTTCCCGGCTTCGACGGCATCCTGATACACAAGGGCACCACCGAGCGCTCGTCGGCCGGATGCCTCATTGTGGGCTACAACACCGTCAAGGGCCGCGTGACCGACTCCCAGCGTGCCTTCGAAACCCTCTACGCACTCATCAAGGCAGCACCCACCACCCAGATAGAAATCATCCGGACATACAAAGTAAACCCCTAACCTAAACAGCCCATGGCAGAACTGGAAAACGAACACCTGATGACCGACGAGGAGTTCCTCGCCAAGCTGCAGGAGTGGGTGCGCAAGACACGTGCCGAAGCTGTGCAGCTGGTCACTTCCGGCACGAAGTCGGGTGCCAAAGGCCTCAGTGCCAACGTCACTTCGGAGGCATGGGTCACCAAGAAGGGGAAAACCCAAAGGATGACAGCCGGTGCTGCCATGCGCTTTCCACGATACGGCGTGTTCGTGCACTACGGCGTAGGCCGCGGATGGGCACGCCATGGCGGACAGGTGGTGAGGATGCAGCGCATACACAAGGGCGACGCGCTCTACCACGAGTATCTCAAGCGGGGCTACTCAAAAAGGGACATTTCGAAGATGGGCATTCCACTGGATGAAGGAGGAAAAGGCAGGAAGCCCGTTGACTGGCTGGACAAGGCCGTGCGCGACAACTTCCCAGAGATAGCCGAGGCAGCACTCGAATGGGCAGCCGGGGCTACCCTCGGAGAAATAAAAAAAGTCATCGCAAAGATGACTATCTCAAAGAGCAAAAAGGGACTCAAGGCATAAGCACACAAAATGCAGACGCCCGTCTTAATCTTTCTTTCCGAAAAATGGTGGAGCGTCCTTGGTTAAATAAGCTCCAATGACAACAAGAATCAAAGTAATGATAATATCCAACATATCTAAACCCTCCATTTATTTCCACTGCAAATATAAGGATTTGTTTTGAAAAACGCAAGTCTTTTACTATAAATCGTAATATAAAAAATAGATTTCGTCCGTTTTCCGCTTGTCCTTTCGGTGGTAGGCATATTATTGTAACTTTGGCATTTCAAAATAAAGCATTAAATATATGGCAGACAAAAATCTGAACGCATCGCTGAAAATCTGGATTGACGGAAAGGAAATCCCCAACACCGTCAACGCCATCTCGAAGGAAATGAAGAAACTCCAGCGAGAGCAGAAAGACATGACCATCGGCAGCGAGGAATACGTCAGGCAGACAAAGAAAATAGCCGAACTAAACACCATCCTCTCCGAACATAAGAACCAGCTGAAAGCAGTCGGAAAAGAAACCAACAGCCTGACCAGTTCCCTGAAAGAGGTCGTGAAATTTGGAGTAGGCAGTGCCTTAGGTAACGCTTTCACCGGCCTGAAGGACAAAATAATGGCAGCCGCCCAGGAATCCGTAGAACTCGCCAAGCAGGCCGAAGGTATCGAGCTCGCCTTCAACCGACTCGACAAGCCGGGACTGCTGGAGAAGCTGCGACAGGAAACCCACAGGGCCGTGTCCGACCTGACGCTCATGACGCAGGCCGTCAAGTTCAAGGACTTCAACCTCCCCATCGAGCAGCTCGGCACCTACCTGGCATACGCACAGCAGAAGGCGAAGGACACCGGGCAGGACCTCGGATTCCTCGTCGACTCCATCGTGACAGGTCTCGGACGACAGTCCCTCCCCATCCTCGACAACCTCGGACTCTCAGCCACAGAGATACGGGCCGAGATGGCCAAGTCCGGCGACATGTTCACCGCCGTGGCCAACATCATCAAGAAAAACATGGCCGAGGCCGGAGACTACACCGAGACTGCTGCCGACCGGGCCGCACAGGCAGCAGCACGGCTGGAGAACGCACAGGTGCAGCTCGGCAAGGAACTGCTCCCCATCAAGGAGAACGCCGACGCTGCTTTCAGCCAGATACAGATTGGTGCCATCGAGGCCATCAGATGGATTGTACAGTACCGGTCCACGCTACTGACCGTCGTGTCTGCCATTGCTGCCGTTACTCTTGCCTATCAGGCCCATTCCGTCTGGCAGAAGACCGTAGCCACATGGAACACAATTCTGGCTACAGGCAACAGAGTCGTTGCTGCCTCCATGGCCTTCCTTCGCAGTGCAGGAGTAGCACTGCATGCCGTATGGGCGCTGCTCACGGGAGGAGTCAAGGCGTACACCGTTGTGATGAGAGCTGCACAGATTGCATCCATAGCGAATCCCTGGACAGCACTGCTAACCGTCATCACTGCCGTTGCTGCAGGCTTTGTCTTGCTGGCGAGACGGGTTGACGACACCGTCAAGGCAAAGAAAGACCTCGCTGACATCAGAAAGAAAGCTGCCGCCGACATGGTGAATGAGGAGCAACGCGTCAGAATCCTTATAGCAGCTGCAAGGAACGAGAAACTGACGCTGGAGGAAAGGCAGACAGCCATCAACCAGCTGAACGGTCTCATTCCTGAATACAACGCACAGCTGAATGCCACCACGGGCAAATACAAGGAAAACAAGATTGCCCTCGATAAATACCTTGAATCTCTGCAGCGAAAGTATGAGCTGGAGGGCGCAAAGGATATGCTGGCAAAGGTGGGTAAGGAGATTGCCGAGGAAACCATCAGATACAACGAGGCCGTGGAGAACTATCAGGGCGCACAGACGTTCCAGAAGAATGCCACCGACAATGCCCGCCGTTCCGGCATGCCAATGTCGCAGTCCGAGACGATGTTCCTTGTGAGCAACACGTCAAAGGCAGAGAAGGCCGTGGAGGAATCTAACGATCGTCTGCAGCGTTCACTCAAAAAGCGCCAGCAGATTATCGCCGCCTTCGGTACTGACCTGCAACGCGAAGCCATCCAGACAAACGAAACTCCAGTCACACCCGTCACTCCAGTAGGCGGTTCCGGTGGAGGTGGCAAAACTGGCAAGGTCGACAAGAAGGTTGTTGACCCTGAAAAGGAACTCCGAGAGAAAGAGAAGAAGGAACGGGAACGGATACAAAAGGAGATGTCAGACATTGACCTGAAGTATCTGAAACAGCGCAATGAATTAACGAAAAAATACATTGCCGGCGACTACGACAGCCGAAAGGATTACGAGGAAGACCTGTTAGCCACCGAAAGACAAAAGCTCGAAGAACAAATGGATATAGCAGGACTCGAGCCTGAAAAGCGCGAACGCATCTTTGAACAGATACTGAGGATGCGAGCCGAATACGAGGACAAGATGAACGGCATAATTAAGACTGCCGACGAGAAAAGGCTTGAAGACACCCAGAAAGCCTCTGAAAAACTAAAAGAAGTTCAGGATGAGCTGGCACAGCAAACAAACGCCATCATGAAAGAAGCGGCATTCAAATTCGGCGAATTTTTAGGGAATTTATTCCAAGGAGAAAAAATCGAACTGAAGAACATTCTCAAGGAGAGCCTCTTATTAATTGTCGAGTATTTGGAAAAGAAGATGAAAGCCGTTATAATCTCGAAAACCATGGAGGCAGTTATTGCCGGTACCTTGACTTTCGGAGCGGCTACTGCAAGAGCCGCGGCAGAAGTTGCATTAATGGAGACAGCCTTCGCGGCAGCAAAGGGATTCATCAACAGCTTTGATTCTGGCGGTTTCACAGGCCCCGGTGCTCCATTCGAGGAAAAGGGAGTGGTGCATGCCAACGAGTTTGTGGCCAACCGCCACGCAACGGCCAACCCGTCCGTCATGCCCGTGCTCTCACTCATCGACGCAGCGCAGAAGTCCGGCAGCGTGGCCAACCTCACCAGTGCCGACATCGCCTCCGTCCTCCCCCCGTCGTCCACCTTGTCTGCAGGCAGCGGCTCAGCCGCTGCGACTCCCTCCCGCCAGCTCACCGCCATGCTGGCCGCCGCCACCCGGGCCAACCAGCAGCTGCTGGATCGCCTGAAGCAGCCCATCGTTGCCGAAACATACGCAACGGGCAAGCGAGGTGTGAACGAGGCTCAGACCTTGCTTGAGAAAATGCGTTCCAACGTATCACGTAATTAAAAATCTTAACCTCATGGTAAAGCTACTCATCGACGGTAAGTCTGTCAACCTGTCGGCGGACCTTTCATTTGAGTTTTATGACAAGAATCCGCTCTTTACAAAAGAGGGCAGACACACGCTGGACCTGGACATCAACCTGTCAGATCCAGTGAACGCCAATATATATATGAATATGTATAGGATAGACGTCATACGACGGCCGTCAGGACGCTCTGCCTTGCTCTATGACGAGCACGGTGTCATCATCCGTGGCACAGAAGTCATCCTGCAGATTGAGGACAGGAAGGCAAAGATTCAAATTGTGACCAGCAACTCGGAACTGAACTACCTGAGCGGCGGCGAAACGCACATAAAGGACCTCGACCTCGGTGAGATAACGAACCTCAATATCACTACAGCGTGGAATTCCCTCTATGGAAGTTATCCAGCCTGGGATTACGTCTGCACGCCGGTCATCTCGGAGCCGACATTTGGCGTTCTTCCTGCGATGGGCTTACCCGGATTCTACATGAACATGGTCAGCCTGAAGGAGGGAACAAACAGGGTTGAAATGGTGAACGGCACTACACTGAGTCCACAACCATATCTTGCAGCCATGGTACGCAAGGTCATCGAAGCGCTTGGCTATACGATAGAGAGCGACTTCATTGAATCTAACAACGTTCTGAAGAAAATCATCCTCGTCAACGGGTATCACACGAAAGCCTACAACGAGATGATACCAAACTGGAAAGTTGACGATTTCCTGACGGAAGTGGAAAAATTCACCGGTTGTATTATCATCTCCGACCAGATAACGAAGAAGGTCAGAATCGTCCAGGCAAACAGTTTCTACGAAAATGCTGCCACCGAAACCATAGACCACGGCGACATCATTGGCGAGATAGAAAAGAAGTTCGACGAGGAAGTGCCAGAAGGTATGCTCTATCACAACGTGGAATACAAATTCCCGAGGACGGAGATTTACAACTATTGGTCCGTGGACAAGGAATTCCTGGATTCCTTGACTATACAGCAATGCGACAACCAAGGAACGAAAGTGCCAATGTCTCGCCTATTTAATTTCCTTGCTGATATCTGGGCTGCGTTGAACGGAGGTGAGGTGCCGAGCCATGACTGTGGACTTGATGTTCCTGACAGCGCGAAAGACGAATACAACAAGATGATTGCCTACGAAGATCTTGGTATGGACTGGAATGCATATTTCGTCTTGAGGTCTGTGGATAGCAGGGTGTCTCATCTGAGAAGGCTGAATTATTACGGACCGCGACACGACGATGCATCAGAAGAATCCATGGAGTTGAAGATTGTCCCCGCAGAAGTCGTATGGTCGTTTCCTAACACAAACAATGATGGCATGGACAAGGTGATGTACCAACAGCCGATATTAATTGCAAGGAATTCGGATAGTGCCCAACCTATATCGGAAGGGAAAGGTCTCAATGACTTCATTGCGGAAGGCACGAGCGAAAGTCATTCAGACACGCTCTTCGCTGCGTTCTATATGGGATTCAAAGACAACAACTATGCGATTGACAAAGAATACCAGGTATTGTCGCCGGTAGCAGTCCCGAGCAATGAGGTGGAAAGATTCGTCACGTCACTGGTACCGTATTTCCTAAGGTGGGGTTACTGGGAGTTGATGGAAATAGTGAAATTCGGCGACGCCTACTGTAACATGTCGATCAATGCGCCATTAGGCATGTACGACCAGTTCTGGAGAAACGACCTTCATGTAGACTTTACCAGGCCATACACGGTCAAGTTCAGGAACTCAAAGATGAGAGACTCAAAGAACATATTTGTCATTGCAAACAAAAAATTCTACTGTCAAGAGCTGAAATACAAAGTCAAGAGCTGCAAGCTCTCCGACATGGCGGAAGGGACATTCTACCCGATTGTTACCGACGAGGACACCCACTACACTGGTGAGGACATCACCATTCAGGTAGTCATCAACAAGACAGGTGGATTCGTCAACTTGTACGCCGACAAGACACTTCAATACCCCGTCGTCGTACAACTGGCAGGAACTGACGGCACAAAGACTTACTCCGCCTACATCCGCATGGCGGCAGGATTGTCGCAGAAGAGTATCAGGAATTCGTGGGTCAGCTTATGCAGTTCATTCTCGGCATCCCTCTACTCACACGACCCCGCCGACGCCAACAACTACATCTTTACAGTCAATTTCTTGGATCAGGCATCTGAATAAACGGACGATTCCCAGAAAACCCGTGAGGGCCCAAGAAGCAAAGTTGCTACAAGAGAGCTTCAGAGTTTGTTTGAAGCGGTATTACAAAGTTCATTAGATTCACCACCGTGTCTGTGAAGACATGGTGGTTTTTCTTAGAACACCCCCCTGTATTTGAGGATAAGCGGATTCGCCTCCTTGATGTCCAGGGGCGTGTAAGTGTTCGTGATCAGCAGCGATGAGTGGCGTGCCTGGTCCCTCACGCTCAGCGGGTCGGTGTTCGCCCGCAGCATGTTGGTGATGCCCGTATCCTTCAGCGAATAGAACTTGTATTCTTTGGGCAGTTTCAAGTCCTTGCGCACATGATTGTTCCAGTAGTCGCGGAACTGCTTTGAGTCACGCCACACCTTCCCCGGTCGGCAGCCATCGGAGAACAGATAGTCCTGACTGGGATGGTCGAACACCTTCAGTTCCGCCATCAGCCTGACAATATGGTCAGGCAGCGTAAGGACGGCATCCTGCCGGTTCTTCGTCTGGTCACCATGAAGAATGAGCGTTTTCTTGGCAAGGCGGAAGTCACCAATTCGAAGAAGACTCATCTCGTGCGGGCGCACGAACATGTAATGAAGGATATAGGCAGCAAGCAGGAAATGCTTGTTATGCTGCTCCAGATAATTCCGTACGCATGCCAGCGTACTGTCGGGAATCACCGTACGGTTCTTCGAGGTGGTGCGCCTGATGGAGCGTAAGCCTGCCGTCGGATCATCATGGATGTACCGACGTTGCAGCATCCATCCGGAGAACGTTCGCAGCCATGCCAGGTAATTATTGTAAGTCTGCACCGAACAGTTCCTCTCAATAAGAATGTAATCCATGAACTTCGAAAGTACAACTTCATCCAACTGGTAGGGATAGAAGACTTTATATGCAGAACCTTCAACCCACTCTTCAAGAATGCCTAACCGTGAAAGATAATCTCGCATCGTCTCTTCCCTGAAAGAAGAGTCGCTGTGCATCTTCAAAACATATTGACGGTACCTCGAGGTGACTTCCTGGAAGGAAGTAAACTGTGCAGCACTCTTCGACTCCACCCACGGGTTCCAGCCACGCACCAGTTTCTGAGTCAATTCCTCTATGAGCTGCCTCGCATACGCATTACGTTCTCGCTGAGACCGGAATCTCCCCAGCATGATCTTCTTACGCTTCAGCCTTCCTTCGGATGGGTTGAATGCGTAGAAGTCAATGTAAAACTCCCGCCCTTTATGGTAAGTGGGCGGTGTCCATTCCTTTACAGGTACGAAGCGCGCTTCAGAGTGAAAAGATTTTTTTTTGTCCATTGCTATATTTTTTTGCAATGGATGATGAGACATATTCGGGTACCTCGTCCGAGTTTCGTCCGAGTCAATCCCGGCGACAAAAGCAAGAACCGCCTATATAAGGCGGTCCCCTTGAATTTCAGTCGGGATTACTGGACTCGAACCAGCGACCTCGCGCCCCCCAGACGTGTGCGC